CTTCGCATTGTCTGCTAATGTCTTTGACAAAATAAGCACACAGTGGACTAGGACCGTCTGATATCGGCACTGCAAGTAACTGACCGTTTTTCATTTTAGGAAAATACCATTTGACGTCTGAGTAAAAGTTTACAATCTCAAACTCTTCAAACTCAACTCTAAATCCATCCAACGGGTTAAAAAGAAATGCTTCAAACCCTCTGTCATTAATACTTGTAAGTGGCAGTACTTCGATATCGTTACCTGTTTCTGAACAGCCTATGGCCATACTCCAGTCTACAGGCATTGTTATTTCTCTGCCGTTAATGCGTAATACAATTGCAGGTGCACTAAACGACTCTAAGAATATTAGTGGTATCCAAAAGAAATCTGGATCTTTTGGATCACTGTTATCCAGTACTGCAAAACGAACATCTTCTTCAAGCTCGTCTGGTAACTTGTCTAGCTTAAAGCATTTGTTATCTAGGGTTAGTATACGAATTTTAGTTCTCCTTATGTATCTTATTTATTTGATAAATAATGTTATGTTCATACACAACAAATATAAAGTCTGGTATGATAACATTATCATATCAGCACAGTCTAGAGACTTATTAGGATACTACGAAATTCATCATGTTCTTCCTAAATCTCTAGGTGGTACTAATTGTTCTAATAATCTAGTAAAGCTAACTGCAAGAGAACATTTTATTTGTCACCTTTTATTAACTAAGTTTACTACAGGTAAAGCAAAAAGTCAAATGTATTTTGCATTGAATATGCTCAGAGTATCTAACAAGTACCAAGATAGATACGTCACAGCAAGAGTATACGAAAAATTAAAGAAAACTCTATCTAAAGAACTTAGCTCCTTGCATAAAGGTAAAACAGTCTCCGCACAGACAAGAGCATTAATGTCAGAAAAAAGAACGGGCAAAGAATCTCCTTTTAAAAATAAAACACATACTAACGAAGTTAAAGAAATCTTGTCTAATAAAAACAAAGGGCACACACGTAACAATAAAGATGTAGTAGAAAAAATTACTAATTCAAGAAGCTGGTATACCCATTCAGAGATCACCAAAGCAAAAATATCAGCTGCTAACAAAGGAAAACACGACGGTCCTAGATCCGAAGACACTAAGTCAAAAATTTCATCATCTCTTAGGGGTAGAAAGAAACCCAAAGACTTCGGCGATAAAATTTCAAAAGCTAGGACCGGCCTTGTACACTCTAACGACACTAAACAATTAATGAGCAAGCGAGCAAAAGACCGAACTAAAATTTCTTGCTCACAATGCAACAAAGTAGTGTCCCCTGGCAACTATAAAAGATGGCACGGTGATAACTGCAAATTTAAAACATTATAACTCATATTACCTCTTTGTTGTTTTTGTTTTTGACTCTGTCCAATCTACCTTTTCAATAGTAAACGGATAGTGTGCCTCTTTATAAAAACGCTTGCGAGCAGTTAAGTGTCGCTTGGCGAATTTACATGTAGATGTGAAATCCCATATCTGTACAAAGTCCTTGTCTTTGGCTTTACGAACGCCTCGACCGATTGACTGTATTACTCGCACAAAACTTTTGCCTGGCTCAATTAGTACAAGATTGAAAATACGTGGAATATTGATGCCCACCGCGGCCACGCCATATGTAGCAATAATAACCTTGTTAGTTGCGTCTTGTACTTCGTCATAAGAATCCTGCCTTTCGTTGACTTTCATACTACCACTGATAAAGATGCTATCCGGAATTGCTAGTTCTAGTTCTTTGCCAGCGGAGATTCTGTCAACAAGAATAAGTGTGTTTCCTGTTTCTTTGATCTTGTTTAGTACCCTGGCCATATAAGCAAGTCTGTCTGGATCAGTGACCAAATACTTCAACTCAGACTGATAGTCTTGAAATGCTTGTACATCAAGTAACTGCATTATGTTTACATGACACTGTGACAGCACGCCTTTGTCCTGCAATTCTTTTGCACTAATCTTACCAATAACAGGACCAAGACTTGCATGGATACTTTCAAACTCAAATGCTTCCTTGGGCACAGTACCAGTTAGGCCCCAGCGTATAGGGGCATTCTTAAGATTTTGTGTAAGCAATCTTTTAAGAACTTCTGCTTTTGCTTGATGCACTTCGTCTATAATAACAGTGCTCACTCCATCTAAGAACTCTGCAAGACTCAGTACCGAGTCACCTGCTTTGTTTTTCTTGTCGAGGATGTTTAGTGACTGCCATGTACATATAGTGTGGGTCTTGCCCAGTTCTTTTCTGTCACCAAAGTATACACCTACGTCCAGCCCACAGTTGATATAGTCTTTTTCTGTTTGACTAACCAAACTTTTGTTAGGCACAACAACTAAGCTACGTCCATGCGGCTCTGTAATCCTTGATAGCGTGGCTGTGATGATGGTCTTACCTGCACCAGTAGCAACCTCCTGAAGTGATTGGGGATTTTCAAGGAAGTTATTAACAACCTCAACTTGATAGTCTCGCATGCGAATAGGTTCGCCCTCAGCAGGATGCCCAGTTGGCCAGCAAGTGTCTCCCCAAAACTCTTCGGTGATCTTAGGAAAGTTAAATGTAACTGGTTGTCTGCGGTCCTCAATTTCACTGATTGTATAACCGCATCTGTCCAGTACTTCTACGACCTTGTCTAAGTGATTTACGTAACCACTACCGCCGATACCAAAGAAAGCAACCTTGCCGTCCCAGCGTCCTAGCTTGTATTGCGGCATGTGTTTTGCGTAGGGTACCTCAAACTTTAGTGCTGATGAAATTTTACGACGAACATCAACAGGCAAGCCTTCTAGCTTTATGTTGACTTCGTCGTCGATGATTAGTTTACATGTTGGCATTATATCTTTTCAATTTTCCTTTTTTCAGACTGATAACTCATATACGTGTAACTTGAAGGACTCCAAGGAGACGCAACCTTGTCATAGTGTATTACCATGTCACAGTCACAGATCCACTGATCTATCTTAATCTGCAACCTTGTGCTGCCTATTCTGACTACACTTTCAGGCATCCACTCGCTTTTCAGCAGTGGTTTCGGTAGCTTGTCTTTGCAGATGTATACTACCTTTGTTTTCTCAGTAACTGGGTTGTTAATCTTATGTTCTTTGACAAACGTGTTAAACGCTGGGTTTACTTCGTTACTTACTCTAAACAACACGCTTACTTCGCTTCGATCAACGTATTGATTAAACCTTTCGAAGCTGGTTCTTAGATCACGCAGACAATCATCAGTGTCAAGAATAACCAGCACAGGCAACCTTTCAAGTTCTACCAGTGAATGAACAATGTCGGTTTGTAACCAGTCGTCTGGACGTACTAGGACCTGTACAGATTTCCTGTTGATCAAGCTCTTGCTGAGAGCACTTAGAGTCTCACTGGCATCACTTAGCAAAGCCTCGTCGATGTTTGCAATGTCAAACTGTATCGAATGATCTTTGTATCTAACTGCTGTGTCTTGACTCGGAACACCGTAATGATCAAGCAACCATTTTTCTGTTGCCGGGTGAAAGTTTACAAGTTCACCGTTTTTAACAGTAGGCTGATACTCTGTTGGGTTTTTAGCTACATGCTTGATTTCGTTGTAGAACTCAATCAGTTCTTTATCGATTGTGTAACCTTTGTACTGAAATTCTTTGACAAGTTCGTATACCACACGTTCGTCGATCTTGAAGTAGTGATCACGACTGCTTGTTAAGTGCACATAATTACTGGTCAGTTTGCTGAATTCATTTACGCTGACAAGATGCTTCTTGTTGAACGGAAAGCTCAACTTAATCCACGGACTATCTTTTGTCACGGTTTCTGCTGTCCCAGACGCTGCTGTCCACCGATTGCGTATGCTAGGAATCTCATAGGTAACCGTCATTGTTTTTGAACGATCAACGTCTCGTAGCTCTGTGCGTGTGTTGCTTAGTACTGCCAAGTATGTTTCCTTAGTAAAACCTCTGTGCTCAAACTGTGCAATGTAATGGTCTTGTACAAGAATTGTATACAGTAGTTTGTACTGTAGGTCAGTAAGACTAGTGCCTTTGGCTGTTTGTTTACCCATGCTACCCAGCACAGACTTGTCTTTAGGTAGAAGTGCAAAGGCACCTAGTTGTTGTTGTTGGCCAACTACAATCTCTACGATGTCCTCGATGCTGAAATCTTCCAGTTCCATAACTGCCTCTTATATATGATAAAACAATATAATACAACAGATCTTATCAAAAGTCAAGTATTATCAACAACTTAGAGAGGGGAATTCCTTGTTTTATTTCGTCTAGGGTATGTTCTGAGCGTGCATACGTGTCGAGCCATTGCGTTCTAACAGGTTTACGTGGATTCTCGATCATTGACAAATCAGTATTGCTAACATTATATGCTAGACTAGAGTCATTTACAAACGCCGGAACACCGTTGAGAACAGCTTGCGGGCCTGGGTTTGAGTTTGGGTTTATAACAGCGTGTGCTTTTGTAAAACTCAAGTTATAGTCGTCATAGGACGCAGGTATCTTACTGGGTATTTGATAAGAAATATTCTTGCTTGTTGGTAACTGACATCTCAGTGGCGCTCTAGGATGTGGCCGGACTATTATATGCCTATTAGAGTGCATACGAATGGTGTTAACAGTTTGAGTGATCCAGTCAGAAGGTGTTGGCAAGTTTGCCCACAAGTGGCTTTTTGGATTCTGGCAGCATATCAATATGTGTTCGCCGTCACTGCGCCACGGTTTGAATGGTAGTCCTAAATCCTTTGCTCGTGTCTCGGACGTACAGGAACTGCTGATTATATTGTGTCGAGCAATACCATTGTACCCTACCTTCCATGTAATACCCCGTTTAATAGCGCCAACTTCTAGGACTATTGTTGGCTTGCCGGTATTAAAGATTCGTTGATTCGGCGCCATTCTGCCGTTCCAAAGCACGCTCCATATTACATCAACATCACCACTTAATGAATTTTCTAAAACGGTATGACCACTGTCTATAATTGATCGGCGAAACGCATCAAAGACAGGGGCGCTATTGCGGGCGCCATATTGCGTCCAGAGACTAAATTTCATAACTCCCCTTGTTCAGTATTCTATTTAGTAGTTTAAAATACCTATAAATATGATTAAGAATATAAGGAGACACTGTGTCAGATATCACACTAGTAACAACGTTTCACCAGCCCGGACTTGACCTTTACGCACAACGATTTTTAGATAGCTTTGCTGAGCACGTTGACAAGCGTATCAAGCTATTAGTATACGCAGAGGACTGCTCCCCACACAATCCTGACCCAGAGCAGATTACAATATTCGATGCAAAGGTGTTGCGCAAGCTCAGTCAGTTTAAGAACAGGTGGGGCAATGTCCCCAAAGCAAACGGTGACATCTCCGGTGATCCTGTAAGAAGTAGGCGCAAGGACAGTAACAAGGCTTTCAAGTGGGACGCTGTGCGTTTTGCGAATAAGATTTACGCAGTGTTAGATGCTTGCGAACGGTCGACAGATTGGTGTGTATGGATTGATGCTGACACTTATGTCCACTCGGCTTGGAGTTACGAAGAGTTTGAAAAGCTGTTGCCCAACAATAAATGGCTCACATACGTGGGCAGAGGCAAAGGTTCGCAAACGTGGCCGGAGTGTGGCTTCTACGGGTTGAATGTAAAGAACGTGGCCTGTCAAGAGTTTTTACAAGAACTAGAAGAGTTCTACGAGGATGCTGAGAACGGCATTTTTACATTAGCAGAATGGCATGACAGTTACGTGTTTGGCGACATACTAAAACGCAAGACCGTTAAGCACTCTAACGTTCTTGACTATTCTGCTGAGATGTATATAAAAACAGCCAAGTCAGGCGGAGGTGGCCATCCGCTAATCAACTGTGAACTAGGGCGGTGGATAGATCATTTGAAAGGCGCTCGAAAACACGCTGGCAAATCAATGCCTAAAGATATGATAGCAAACAGACCAGAGGGATATTGGCAGTGAAAAATCACCTAGGAATACACTTACCCGACTACGACACACACTTCGAGCGTATGCTTGACAAGAGTCTCAAGAAAGACAAGGTTGTTAGGTATCAATGGAGAGTAAGAGATCATGCAATCAGTATGCTAAAGCAAAAACGTTTTGCATTAGACATTGGTGCTAACGTTGGACTATGGACCATGGACTTAGTAAAAGAATTCGAGCACGTTCATTCATTTGAGCCTGTTGCGGATTTTCGTAATTGTTTGTTTAAGAATACAGCAACCGACAACTTTACAGTCCACCCTATCGCACTCGGCGAATCCGAATCAGAAATTGACATGATTATTACCCCTGAAAACACAGGCCATAGCCATATCAACCCTACTACAATGGGTAAAGGCAAAATTCCTATGCGTACTCTTGATTCATTTGAGTTCGATCAAATAGATCTTATTAAGGTAGATTGCGAAGGGTATGAGGTTCCGATTCTAAAAGGAGCTAAAGAAACTATCATGCGGAATCGTCCTATTATGATAGTTGAACAACAAGATCATGAATATCAACAAGATAGAGGTGATTTGCCTGCTGTTCAACTGTTAGAAGAATGGGGCATGAAGCGAGTAACTAACTTCAATAAAGACTGGATTCTTTCCTGGTAATTACTTCATTGCATATTTGCGTAAATGCTTCCAAGCTGTTCCGTCTTTAAGTTCTTTTATGTTCCAATGCATCTGGGCCATTTGCTGTATCCACTTTTCTCTGTCATACATAGGCGGATTGTCAATTGCGTTTAGATGATGCGTTGACACTGGTGCTGCTTGACTGTGATCTGGATCAAGTACTATAGTGTGTACACCTTCGATTGCAGCTACTACCCCAGGACTTGAGTTATAACTTATAACCACGTGAGCATTTTTCAGGTCCTGTTGTATATGGTCAGCGTTTGAAATGGTAACGCCGGGCATTCTTCTTGCTGCTAATTTTCTTGCGTGTACAGGACTGTGTCCGTCGCCAGGATGGAACCTTACTACTATAGGACGATCTGATCTTGATTTTATCTTTTTAATCAGCTTGAACAACCAGGGCATAAGCTCTTGGCCGTTCATACTCCATCCGCCGTTGCGCTGACAACATATTAGCACGTAACGCCCGTGATTAGTCCATGGTTTTAAAGAAATACCGAGTTCTTTACTAATCTTTTCCCACCTGTTAGGATCTGGAGTATCATTGCAATATTCACCGGTGCAGGGAAATATTCCGTCATAACTGTAACGCAAATAACCTTTAGAATTGTTAGGATCTGCATAAAGGAACAAGTTGCTGTCAACTATAATTGAACGTTTATTGTTTCTCTGCTGCTGCTCAAATACTCGCTTGCGTAACATCAAGTGAGGAGTATTCTTGCTGTCTTGATGTACATATCCCTGCACTACAGCAACGTCAGAATCAATCGGCTCGTAACCAGTTACTACAGTACCGTCGTCACCGCATCGAAGTACACCTTCGATAAAGCCTGTAATAATAGCAGGTTTTTGGGGGTTGTTATTCTTCTCAGGAATTCCTTTTAGGTACGATGCTACAGTAATTGTCATCTTAAGTCGTACTCCTCGATCATATCAAAGAGGGACCCTGATGTCATTTCTTCGTATGTATACTGGCAATAGGCTAACCAATGTTGCCATTTTTTCACTTTTTCTTCGTCTTCGTATCGCGGCGTTTCTATCATGCTAAGATCTTTATAGCATAGCGAGTCGGCTACGTTTGGGGCTGTAGCAAATGCCGGAATGCCGTACCCAATTGCTTCAGTTGCTGCTATACTATTAAATGTAACAACAGCATATACATCGTCTTCGATAAATTGACTGTATATACTGTTTCTGCCGACTCTTTTACCACGCTCTGGCTTGTTACGGACTATAATGTCTCTGTCAGTATACTTTTTTAATTCTTGAATTGTTTCGTCGATCCAGACATCACGATCTATATCATAAAACTTACAAGGTTTCTCACTAGGAGAAACTAAAAGTATGTTCTTGCCTTCTGGTTTCCATCCTTTAAACTCAAGGTGATCGTAATTTGCTTTTCTTACTATTTCTCTAAATCGATCGTCAGGTAGATCAAACCTTGGAGAAGTGTGTTGCAATCCGTTTTTAACTACTCTGTGCCAGTTTTTGTGCTTAACTAAATTACCAATATACCCTGTATCAATATAATAATAGGCGCGTTTTTGTTTCTCACATTGTCTTACAATCTTCCTTGATAGACCACGAAATATTATAGGACAAGACGGCGGGTAATTTACTAAATCTTTTTGGCCTATGAACGTAGCGTCGGCGCCTCTCGCAAGGTTGCCTACAATAGCACCGTTAGGGTCTATTGCTAAAAATTTAGATTCCATGCTGCTGGCAATACTCTGTGTAGATTCTTTCTTCGTGCCAATCAGTGCCCATAGGTGTTTTAGCGAATTCATGAAAACTTGGTGCTCCTAGTGTGTAGTGTAGTAATTTAGCGTTATCATTCGGTCCTAACTCATCTGGCAGCCAGTTCCATTCTATAGGTAAACTACCTATATCGTTATCATCAATCCATGTGAATCTATGTAGCTGTGCTCCTGTAGAATCTTGAACAAACTCTGGCGTTACTACTTTGTTTGCCGGGTGTGCACAGTTCCACATGATCACACTTGACCAATTCTTGCGAGGGTAGTCTTCGTTTGGTGCGCCAAGATATTTCTTTTTCATCTTTGTTTTGTAGTCGTGTTTAACAACCATAACAGCTTTTGAATCATCTCGCATCGCCCACAACTTAGCAATATCATCTCGGAGTATCATATCGCCGTCCATAAAGATTGCCCAACCTTTGTATTCCATAAGACTAGGCACAAGAAAACGACTATAGATAAAATGATTACTGCCGTCTGTGTGTGCTTCTTCGTAGTTGTTAAGCGTAGATAATGCCAGTGGGTTTAAGCTAACTGGCTCGCTTGCTTTGCGAATTATGCTGTTTGAGCATACGTGGTATACTATTGCTTCTCTTGGATCATATCCTAAAAATATTGGTATCATTGCTGTCTCGCGTTTTCTTTATTTATGCGCTACTGAAATTGATAAATATGTTTATGAACAACATAAACAAGATAAAAAATATGCTTCGATACACAACAACATCTAAGACGTCATATAACGGCAAAGGGTTTGAAGGAGGGTATCACACGTTAAATATTTGCGACACAGTAATACCCGGACAACGAAAACCAGACGACCGTATTAGAAACGTCCCGTACGACTTTAAAAACAAAACAGTTTTAGATATTGGCAGTAACCAAGGCGGCATGTTATACGCAATACAAGACAAGATCGCCGCAGGCGTAGGAATAGATGCTAACCACAAGCTAGTTAACGTTTCTAACAGAATATCAACTAGCCAGCATTATAATAACTTAACCTTTTATGTGTTTGACTTAGTTCAAGAAGAATTTATTTTTCTTAACAACCTAGCAGATACAGAATACGACATTGTCTTCTTGTTAAGTGTCTGTATGTGGATAGATAACTGGAGGGAATTATGTGCTTGGTGTGCTAGTAACATAAAAAGTTGTTTATTCGAAACAAACGGAACGCAGCACCTTCAAGACGAACAAGTATCATTATTATCGGCGTTGTACACTACTGTTACTTTAATAAACAAAGACAGTTTAGACGATCCAGGAACTGCTAAACGGAGATTGTACTTTTGTGAAAATTAAAGGGTGTGTTGCTAACGGGCACGGAGAATCTTCAGGGTGGATGCCCATGTACTTGCCTTGGCTGTATCCCGGAACATTAAATATTGTATTAACTAGTAAAAAGCCCACAATCGAATACTTCGACAAAATAGACACGCATTATGGAAGACCTTGCAAGATTGCAAACTGCAAGATTAACGGAGAATTAGCGTTTATAGTCCTTCCACCGATGGCCAATGATCGCAAGAGATACGTAGAAATCGGAGCAGAATACAATTTAAGAAACAGGTTTACCCTTGTTAACGGCGATACTGTTGAGATAGAGTTCCTGTAGACTATAAGTTCTCTGTAGTCGAAAACTTTATGTCTTTCATTTTCTTATTCATTTTAACATACGGATAGTTTAAGTTTATATACTGTATTACACTGCTTCCCATTGCCACGTCTGTCGGAATAGCACCGACTGTTATCGTAAAGTCAACTAGCTGCTGGGCTTGACTAGGCGATATTAAGTACGCTATAGCCCCTGGTGACCAAGTTCCGCTGTAAATGTCTTCTCTAAATCCCTTTTTTTGGCTAAATTGAGTCAACTTAACAAGGTAGTCTTTGCTAGTTAACTGACAATCCCAAGGCGCCTCGATTAATGCATCGTGCTCAAGTATTATTATTTCGGTATCTAACTCTATGCACTTTTTCCAAAGCGCAAAATGACTCAAGAAACAGCCCTGAACACCAGCCCGCGACATGCCGTATTCAGTAAGAAGCGGAGTTACTCCTATGCCTTGCCACGTAGACTCCGTAACATCGTTACCGTTAACTGCGTCATATACAGTTACTTTCCAGTCATGTTTCTTTGCAGATGCCAAGCACTCAGAAGTTAGGGATTCACTAAGGTCGTGTCCCTTTAACGTTATTACAAAGCACGGAGGTTGTAGCATTAGACTCTTCCTGTTTCCTGAGGGGTACATATCCTGTATTTTAAAAAAGTGCTAAGGTATTTATCTGTAGTTTTCTGACTGCCTTTGAGAGTTATAAATACCTCGTTGCTTTTAGACTTTCCAATAGCTACCCACGGTACTGTAACAGGTGCATAATTGTACAAGTTAGAAAGAACATCAAGCACATCTTGGTCTCGACCAAATTCCCATTCACAACTAGGGAGCGACGGCGGCGCTTCGAAGCAATCATGAAATACCTTAATCTCAATTCCTTTGCTTACTACTGACTCGATTAACGGCATTAACGCGCTAGGGTCTGCCGGCTACGTTAGCTTCTTTCTCTGAGGGTCTCGCTTGGAGTTAAAGTACGAGCACATAACCCAGTCGTTGCGCTTCTTTTGTTTACTCATTGTTATCTAAGTTCCTAGTTAAACTTAATTTTTTTATATTAGTACCTACGCTGTACAGAGGATGCAGTCTAGCCAAGGTCTTTGTTGTTACTCTAGTGTCCAATACCTCATCGCCAATCTGTTGGTCTGCTGGCAAATGGCCGTGCTCGTTAATAAAGTTATTTAGTTTTTTGGCTCCTATTGGCGTTAGGATATACGAGTACGCTCCTTTAAAGTAATTCCCTGTTATGGTACTTTTTGCTGCTAAGTTGTAGTAGGTAACCACTTTGCACTCTTCTAATTTACTGTTTTCGACATCCTTGCCGTAGTGGCTTTGAAAAGGATCGCAGTTGTCTAGCTTTAATACGTCAGTAAAGGTGTCTAAAATATTATCAGGAAGGTAATCTAAAAAATAGCCGTCGTGTTCTAATATAACAATTGGCTCGTCTATTTCAATACAGTGCTGCCAGAGATAATAATGACTAAAGAAGCAGCCCATTACACCTGCACGGTTCTTTTTAAATTTCTTTGCTTTCTTGATGCCCGTTGCTGCGTAGTGCTTTTCAGCACCGTGGCCGTTTATTGCGTCAAAGTATTCGACATCAAGGTCAAACATCTTAGCCTGATCGTAGCAATCCTTTGCTACTTCACAAGAGTGCTCGTTATCTTTAAGTCGAATAATAAATGTCTTCATAAACTAGCATCTTCCATTCCTGCTACTCTAAGTTTTATAATATTGTTGATAGAAAATCCTTTGGAGTCAAGTGACTTTAATACACCTAACCATTTATTTCGCATCAAAGCAAATTCGTTGATCAGCATCTCGTAATCTACCACAGCCT